CTTACCACTTGCAGCAGTATTACTGTCTTTTAATGTTGTTTCTAAAACAGGTAGTGTGTCTCCCACTACAAATTTTATTGTGTCTGAATATGCCATAATTAATTTTACCTTCCTAAATTCCTAGTGTCTAGTTGACTGTATACAGGCAAAAAGTCTGAAGGACGCCAATCTAAAGTTACTCCGTCATAAACTCTTTCTGCCGTAGGCCCTAATGGGGGGATCCAAAAAGGATTACCATACCTGTGGCTTTCTAAAAACACAGGCAAAGCTAAAGAAGCAGGTCCTAGCATACCACTTCTGTCTATTATTTCTGTCATGTATTGGCCTGTACTCATATCATCTGATTTAAAATAATTTACTCCTGGGTCATTTGGGCTAATACCAGGAAGCACCCAAGCCAAAAATGCTTTAAACATTTCTCTTATTTCTAAACCTAACATTGTTATAGGCAATAACATTCCTGCCATCATAAGTATAGGCATAGCCCCTGCACCCGCACCTTGGTTTACAAACCCCTTATGAGATTCTTTTAACGCAGGGAATACAATTGTTTTTCCATAAGCATAAAAGAAAGATTTAAGTTGCCATATAAGTGCATACCTAGGGTCATTAGCATATGCAGGTCTTTGCGCTGGGTTGGGTCTAACAATAGATTCGTCTACAAATTGAGCTAAAGCCTCGTTAACTTTCTCTCTAGTAGCTTTATCTGTTTTACCTTTTTCCCAGGCTAAAACTTCATCAGCTGTTATATTTAATTCTTTTAAATAAGTTTGTGACTGAACATTTCCATTTTGAGCTTTACGTGCGTGGTCTTGTAAAAATCTAGTACCCATGCCCGTAGCAAAAACTCTAGTAAACCTAGTATATGCCTCTAGGCCTGTTACTCTGAACCAAGTATCAGTAATATCTTTTGCGGACTGCCCCATAAAATCTTGTTCGCCAGCTAAAACAAAGAAACTAGACATAGCATCTACACCTATAACTCCTACTTCCCGTGCTAAATCTGCAGCTTCTTGCGGGTCTTTTATCATGTCTTTTATAACATTAGTAACATCACTTATCTTAGCGGTGCCCCTTGCTCTTAGTATAGGCCCTGCTGTATCTTGTAAAGAAGCTATAACAGTCAGCCCTAGTAGGGTAATAACATTTAATGTTAGTCCAAAGTTATTTGCTGTTCTTAATAACCCATTTTGTATTGGTTTTATTTTTCCAAACATAGAATTTATCATATCTTCAGCTTCTTGCCTCTGGGCTTCAGATAGTTTGCTAAGTAGTCTTTCTAATTCTACAGTCCCTCCAGATTTATCAAACTCATAACGTAAAGCAACTTTATCTAAATATTTTTTAAGTGCTACTTCTGGAGCTTCTGCTAATTGCGTATCTATAAGCCTTTGGTTTGGTATAGCTTCAAAATATTGTTTCCTAGCGTACAAAACTCCTACATCTATTTCTTCTTTTGCCGTAAATTCAATATCGCCATTGTTTTTACTTACTAAATCCGTAATAACTTTTCTAAGCGTGGCATCTTTTGCTTTTGGGTTATATTCTTTTAGTAAATTAAATAAAGTTGTTTGTTTGTTTTCATCAGTTGCGATTTCAGCTATAGCAATTACCCTAGGAAAGAAGTTTTTTCTAAAATCTACATCTAAGTTTTTAAGACCTAAATCTTCATATAATGTTTCTAGATAACGTCTTAACTCTGCCGCTTGTGGGTTGTTTAGGTCTTCCATAGCTATTTCATCATTAGCAGCTAAGTTTATAGCTGCTTTTTGTTCTTCATTAAAAGTGCTGTAAAACCAACCGTCTTCTACCCCTAATATTTTTGCAACATCATTTAACATTGCATTTGCTCTTCTAGTTTTTAGAGTAAATATACCTGCTCTACCCGAAGCCCCAACACTCCTAGGGTCTAAGTTAAAGAAATCAGCTATTGCTTCTCCTGGAGTCCCAAACTGTCTTAGCCTGGTGTCTGTTGTTAGTAATATTGCACGCAGCCATTTAGGCATGTTTTTTGTAGTTAGTAACTTGTTTGCTTGTTCAAGTACTTTTCTAAGCTGTTTATCTGTATATGTTTGCGGCCCTAATATACTTTCTAATTGTGTTTCTATTTTAGCTTTAACTTCGTAAGGCACTTGTTGGTTTTCTGGGTTTCTTATCTTGTCTTGTAAATCTCTGGAATACTCATCAAATGTTTCATTTAAATCTAACCTTTGTCTCTGCGGCTTACTTAGTGCACCGTATAATTTTTTCTGTGAATTAGCTAAACGTTTAAACCAATTTTGGGCAGGCGCATTCATATCACGATACGTAGTGCCGTCTACGTTTAATCCTAACTTATCTCTTATAGCTAAAGAATATTGATCTGCTACAAAGTTGTTAAACCCTGTTTCATTATTTGTATAAGTAGCAGGAGCATTTTTTCCTTTTCGTATTTTTTCGTAGGCCTCTAGTAGCTTCTTTCTTACTGCTGGTACTTTTAAACTTTTCTCTAGTTCTTGGAAAGTTAAAGAATTACCTAATTCTTTTAGATAAGCAGCATAGTATGCTCCTTCTGAAACGTTTTTATTTGTTTTCATCAAGATAACATCAAAATCCCTATACTGCAGAGTCATAGCTAAAGCATTGTCATTGTTTAAAAGTTTTTTTCTTTTACTTTCAAAATGTTTCATATCTAACTTGCCTTGTATAGCAGCAGATAGCTGTGAATCATTTAGTTCAGCTTCAGCTGAAATAACTTTTAAGTTAGTTTCTAAACCTAAGTTTCTTGCAGAGGTAGTTAGGCCTTTTATTATTTGCTGCCTAAAAGGTAACGAAGCTCTTTTGCTTTGGGTTTGTGTTGTTTTGTTACCAGTAGTAGCTGCTGCTCTTTGTGCTAAAACATCTTTGAGTAAAAAGACAGTATTAGCACCTTTAAACTTACGATTATCTTGAAAACCTGGTTTTGAAGTAGCTTCTTTATTTTCTTTAAACTGTTGTAAAGGCCCTTCGATAGCTAATACGTATTTACTTGTTTTTGTACTAAATTGAGGCGGATATTTAAACGCTTGTTGTTGTTCAAATTGAGAAGTTTGAGTAGATATTTTTTGTCTTAGTTTAGTTTTATCTACCGTACCTCTAGACATGTCGTAGTACTGGTTTCTACCTCTAAACGCTTTTCCTTGCTGGTCTTGGTAAGACTCAAACAAAGCTGCATCTTGTAAGTCCATTTTAACAGCGCTTGTGTCTACTGGGTTTCCTAAAGCAAGATCATCTGTCTGAAACAATCCACTGTCTTCTAAAAAGTCTGTCTGTCTTTCTATTTCTATAGCTTGTATATCTGCTATATAAGTTCCTATAGGGACTTCTCTATTTATACTTCCGCCTACATCTACAAAACGTTCCATTTTTCGCTCTTGGTAGGTAGTTTTTCCAGTATTCTCGTTTACATCTCTTGGGAAGGATGCTTTATCATCTTTTACGAATGTACCTGGTGAGTTTCTTTTATCTTGTGCTTCTATTGCTGCTATGACTGAGCTTATAGGAGCTAAAAACCCGGCGTATATCCTATCTTGAATAGATAGTTGTTTTTCTAACTCTTGAGCTTCTTGTTCTAGTGGGTCAGGTCTTTTTGGAAAGGTTCTATACCCTTTTTGGTTAACGGGCGGCTCTCCTTCAAATGCTCCTGACCAAGTCATAGAAGAAACGTTTTCTATTTTTTCTTTTAGTTCTTGTAGTTGGTCTAGGGTTAGTTCTTCTATGGTATTTTCTTCTAGGTTTTGTACAAAAGGAGCAATAAGTTCTTTTCTTTGTAAAGTTTCTAGTGCGCCTTCTTCTCCTGGTTTTTTACTTTTTAAAGACGGAAACTCTAAAAAAGGAGTACTCAGTTCAGTAAAACTTTGCTCAGTAAACATATTTTTACTTAGGTCAGTTAAAGCAAATTTCTTTTCTAGTTCTTTTAGCTGAGCTTGTAATTGTTTTTCATCTTTGCTTAAAATTACTTTAAGCACTTGTGCTCCTGCACGGCTTGTTAATAAGTCATCTAATAAAGCGTTGATTGATATAGTAGGAGCCCTAGGCCCTATTTTAGGGTCTTTTCTTTCGGATGGTTTTGGTCTTCTTTGTACTTGACTAGTAATATTAACAGGGCCTGTTTCTCCCTTTATTGTGTCTGGATAATATTCGAGTACAAATCCTTGTTGTTCTAGTAAAGTTATACCGTCTAATAAAGCTGCTACTCTTTGAGAATATTGAGTAGTAAGTTCCCCACTATCTCTTCTACGGGTAATTTTAGTAATCGTAGTTATTCCTTCTAGTAAAACTGCTATATCTATTTTTCCAGCAGGGGTTGCTTCAGATAGCCCCGCATCTAAATCTTTAACCTTAAAGTAAATGGGATCCTTATAGTTACCACCTTGTGTCCTTTCTTTAGCCTGAGCTATACGAGTTCGTAGGTCCTCTTTTACGTTTCTTACTTCACTAGGATTTCTACCTGCCGCTTGTAAAAATTGTTTTTCTTCGGGCTGCATTCTAACTAAAACAAAACCCCTATCTTTATAATTTTTTAATTGCTTTTGGTATTCTCTGTTTAGTTTTTTGCCTTTAAAGTCCTTTGCATCTGGAAGACTAAGAATTGGAGACTGAAATACCTCTCCTTTTTTAGAAGCAGTTCTAATACCTGGTATATCTGACCTATTGACTATTCGTATATACCCTACCCCTTCTGTACGGTTGCTTTCTTCTTTTGATCTAGTAATAAATTGCTCTAGTAGTTTTTTAGATATGTAAGGTTTTTGTTGCTCATACTCTTGTTGTAAAGTAGGGTGCACATAGCTTTTTGCCCCATTTACAGCATTCCCATTTGCTTTTGGGTCATCTTTACTTATTCTAAAAGCTTTTTTAGTAGCGGAATCTACGAAAGGATTTTCTACAGTCCCTGAACCAAACCTTTTTGCAACTGTGGGGTTGTTAGGGCCTAGTGGTTCTTTAGTAAAAGAAGAATCTTGCTGGTCTACTACTACGTTAGTTTTGTTAAGTATTTCTGTTACACCTACTCCTGGTATGTTTCTAACATCAACTCCTTCCTCATCCATTCTCCTCATAGGGCTGGTAATAGAATCATCTTGCTCTATACCAGAACCTAATTCAGAAAGTTCTTGTAACAAAAGACCTAGCTCGTTTGCTGGAGACTCTTTAACTGTTTTTAAATAATTTCTATCGTTCTGATTTCGTACCCCAGAAGCTTTTTCCGCTCCTACTACTGCACTGTATATTTTAGATAGCCTAGTTTTTACTGCTGGAGCTGCTTTTTTTAACACTGAGGTTATTTGTTTAGTGCTTTGTGCTCCTTTAGTAGCACTAGATACCATGTTTACAAAAAATACTAAGTCTTTGTAGGTGATGGGAAGTTTATAAGTATCTTGTATATAAGAGTCAAAAGCTCTAGATTGTGCTTGGGTTACTTGTCCTTTTTCTATTGCCCTAGCTTGTTGAGTTACACTCATATCTAAAGTAGACGCTTCTGCTTGTCCAGAATCATCTCCGTCTGTGCCCATTTCTGAATTATCGTCTGTTATTTGGAAAGCTTCCTTTACACTTTTAAACGGGGTTGTGCCTTTAACTTCTAGGCCTTCTAGTCTGTAGGCCCTATGCTCTGCTAAAGTTTGACTAATTATTTTGTAACGTTTCGGATCAGCGTTTCCTAAAATTTCTTGCATTTTAGCTTTTGCTTTTTCAAAATCGTTTTCAAAAGTACTAGAAGTGCCTTGGTAATGTACAAGTTCGTTAGACTTTGTATCTAGAATACCTACCACCATATCATCGCCTGTTTTTCTAGTTCTGCTGTACCCTAATCCTCTCTCTGCTAAATAAGCATCTTGTAGCTCTGTGTTAAATGGATATAGAGTAACTAAGTTTTGAAACTCTTGGGCTTTTGTAGCATCTGTAGTAAAAAAAGCTCCTCTAGCAGTAGCTACTGAAAAAGCATCAGGTAGTATTTTTTGTAGTTTGTTTAAGTCTGCTGCGCTCTTGCTATCTATGTCAATAAAAGCGCTATCTTTGTTTGAACTAGTATTAGCTACAAAATCAAACTGTGACTCTAAAGCAGTGGCTCTTTCTGCCATTACACGCCCCATTTCACTTTCATTATATCTTTGCTTAAACATTTTTAGGCCAGCTTCTTCTGCTTTGCCCATATTAGTAAGCTCTCGTAGTTTGTTCATAGCACCGGTACCACCACCTAGTGCTCCACCTACTCCTACTCCACCAAAGAAGCCTGCAAATAAAGCATTTAGCCTATCTACTTTTGCGTTTGCTTGCGTGTAATCTTGGTCTATGTCTAATTTTTGCTGTACGGAAAGTTCTTCTTGTAACCCTTCTGCTATACCTTCAGAAACAGAAGTAACCGTCATAGTCTCTAACATATCCCCAAAAAAAGTAGAGGTAGGACGAATCTCTGGGGTAAAGGCATCGTCCATTCGCGTTGATACTTTTAACTTACCACCTTTCTTTAACTTTTTAAGTAAAACCCCGGCTGTAGCAGCTTCTGCACCAAGTCCTATAGCACCAAATACTTGTCCTTGTCCTAATGCAGCTATTGCATCTTCCGGTGATCTCATACCTTCGTCTGCATAGTCGCTAAAAGATATACCAGTACCCATACGTTGTTCTTGATTATAGGCGCCTGCTAATGCACCTTTAGTAAATCTACTACCTAGTTTTTGGCTACGTAGCTGTGCATATATATCATCTAATGCTGCTAAAGAGTCTTTGTCTGTTAGTAGTTCTGGGAAAGGTAAGTCCCTTCCTTTTTTGTCTGCTAACGCATTTTTATAAGCTTTGTTTAAAAGCTCTTCTGCATTTTCTTTTAACGTGTCTGGTTTTCTAGCCGCTAGGGTTTTCGGTATTTGTTTGAGGCCTTGTCTACCTGCTGCTTGTAAAGCACCCGCGCCTAGTATTAAACCCGGGGTTGCTGTACCACCAGTTAAAATAGTACCACCTGCTACAATACCTCCTACAACTGCAGCTTCTGCAAAACTAGCTGCGAGTGAGGGTACAAATTGACCGGTAGCTGCTGCTACCTGATTAAAAAAACCTCCTATAGTAGGCTCGTCTAAGAATTCTCCGAAGCTTTCCATACCAGCTAGGGGTATAGCAGACTCATCTTCAAACCTATCTCCTTCTCGCAAGAAGTTTTCTGCGTCTTCATTGTTACCTCGAATAGTAGCTATAGCAGCTTTGAAGTTTTTATTTTGTGCATTTATGTTAGATACCCCAGACTCTACCCCTGCTCTAAGGGCTTGTCCCGGCGTATCTATAGGTTCTGCTCGTGTGGGTCCTGCTTCTGGGGACAGGGTGCCCGCACGCTCTTCTAGTCTTTCGTCCTCTAAAAACTTATCTGCTTGTTCTGGTGCAAGCTGCCCAGCTCTAAGTCTTTGTATAATATCTTGTTCACTGACTGCCACATTATTCCCTGGTACGCTGTTCTAGTTTAAACGCTGCTAAGGCTAGATCTGCACTTCTCTTATCTGGGAATAGTCGTCTAAATTGATTACCTGTCATAATAGGTATCATCTGTTTACCGTTTGGATCTCTAATAACAAGTTGATCTATCTGTTCTTTATCGTTTACAACTCGGGTTTGTATTTCTATGTTCCCTGCTATATTACCTGCAACTTCGCTGTAGTTCTCTCTATTATTTAAAAACCTAGTGCCAAATACTCCATTTGGCTCTTTAACGCCTTCTGATACCATATAAGCTGCTACTAAATCTCCTATTTCTTGGGTAACTATTTCAGCTGTTGAACCAGTCATATTTTCTAAATTGGGTCTTAGTTCTGTACCATTTATACCGCCTTTTTTGAAAGCTATATTTATAAGTTTCTTATATTGTCTTATTTGTTCGCCGCCCTCTAGTGGGTTCTGGAATGATTTTGTACTCTCGCCTGTATAGTCTTTAAAGTAATCTATCTTGCCCGCTAGTTCATTCATTTCATCGAACGCTGCTAAGTCAGCGTCTCTACCTTGTTGTATTAAAGTATTTCTTATTTGAGAAGTTTTATTTCTATTAGCGTCTTCTCTTTGTATTTGCGCAGCTTTTGTATCTAATCTATCGTATACATTTGTGCTTCCGTCATCTGTGTTCATTAAGTTATAAGCAAACTCAAAATTCTTATTAAAGTCAGATTCACTACCGGCTGCAATCGCGTAAGCTACCGCTGCTTCTTTTCTACCAAATTCTATTTCTGGGTCGTCTGGTATCTTTCTAAAGTCAGAAGGGTCTTTAATATCGTATCTATTAAACACTTGTTGAGCATTATTTAAGAACGTTTCTTCCATACCTATCTTCATTAGTTCTTCTTTGTTCTCTGTTAAGAAAGTACTTATTTCTTCTGCTGAGCCTGTTTTAGGGAATACTAAATCAGTGCCTGCAAACACTTCTGCTTTTGGTGTAGTTCTTTGATACTCTACACCGTTTTGTGTCATATTGTCTGGGGCTGCTTCGGTTAGTCGTGTGGTAGTTACTTGTTTACTACCCGCTCTAGCTCTTGGTACGGGCCCTGGTACTTTTTCAGTAGTTTGTGCTCGTTCTAGTTTTTGTACCCCAGTACTATCACGCAGTTGTTGTTGCTCTTCATTATTTATCCCTGCCTTAATAGCAAGGTAGTTTGAAGGAACTAGGCCTAGTATTTGCCTTTGTATGTCACCGCTTTGGTCAAAAAACATTCCATCTGCAACCATTTTCATTGCTTGGTCTTTAGTAAGGGTTTGGTTTTGACTATCTGCGTCTCTCTGTGCTTGTTCGGTTTTTTCTCGTTGAGAAGTATTATAGTCATCTATAGCATCTTGGGTTGCTGAACCAATTGCTACTATTCTTTCAGCTGCTTCTACAGGTGACATTTTTCCTAACTTAACTTGCTGATCAAAGTAATTTATTTGTTCTTGTGAATCCATCTCTTCGACGGGCTTGTTAAGAACGTTAGTGTCATATTCTTTTTGTGTAGCTAAAAGAGTTTGTCCTCTTTGCCTTAAAGCAGCTGCATTACTATTTAAATCAGTTTTTCTAACCGCAGTATTAAACAAAGTCCTGAAGCTTTCTGTATCAGAAGTCATAACTACATCATTAGGGTCATTACTAAACCCTAAAGTTTTAGGTACTACGCCCTGATCGCCTTTAATATCGTAGTGTATGTTGCCATTTTTGGGGTTTATCCTTATGCCTACTACTTCCCCCTCTACTGTTTTACCATCCATATCAGTGTAAGACCTAGCTGTGCTTAAACTGTTTATAAACTTTACCATTGTGTCGTGTTCTTTAGGCTTTACAAACTCCGTACCATCGCCCATAAGTTCTAGTTTTGATAAGTCTTTGTCCGGGTTACCCTCGCCGTACACCATTTTATCAAAGTTTTCTGGAGTTACATTTGCGTATTTTTTCCCAGTTTCTGCTATATCTAGATGATCTAAATAAGGAGATAAAGTGCCCATAAGAACATTAGCCTCATTCTCAGCTCTGTCTTCTGTATCGTTTCTTTGCGCTCTGCCGGCAGCTAACCCTGAAAGATAAGTCATATCATGAACGCCGCTAAAATTGATGTACCCATACCTATCATATTACTAGAATACCCAGCTTTTGCTTGTTTGTATGCGCCCCTTCTTGCAACCTCTCCTTGGGCGGCTGTGCCTAAACTAGATAAAGCCCCTGCATTTACGCCTAGCCCTATGCCGGTTATTTCTTGTAGTAAAGATTGGTTTATTTGTCTTTGTTGCACTCTTGCGTTATTTACACTTCCCGCTAAAGATAGTTGGCCTTGTCTTTGTGCAGCATTTTGTTGTTCTTGTAGTTGAGCACCAGACAATCCTGCTCCTCCATACCTTTCTAAATTTCTTTTCTGAATTTGAGCAGCAATCTCTGTTTGTTGTTTAGTGTTTTCTCTAGTTCGGTCTACTAACTTAGTACTGTCTAGTTTTCCTATTAATTGATTTTCAAAGTCTCTAAAATTATTTATATAACTTGCGTAGTCGTCTCTGAGTATTTGAGCGTACGTTTCGTCTGGGTCGCTTACATTTTGAAGCCCGAGTTGTGAGAAAGAATCACTCTGCTGGTTTTTCATATATTCTTTCATGCCGTCTGTTAGTCCTCTTATCATCCGAATATACTCACTTTATCATCATCATTTACAACGCCTTTGTTATAGCCTTGCATTGTTTGATAAGCACTTCCTAAACCAGTGCCTACTTTTTGTAAACCTTTTATCATTCCTGCACTTCTTGTGTAATCTGCTTTTGCTAAATTTAAAGTGTCTGTTGTAGATATTTTAGAAGCTTGGGCTAAACCTGAAACTGTCTGATTAGCTATACCTGCTCCCGCTTTTACTCCAGAAACCTGGTCACTTAGCGCTCCAGTATATCCTTGGGTAGCACCCTGTAATAATTGATCAGAACCAGCCATTACTAAATTAGCCTGGTTGTTTATACTTTGTACTGCTTGTCTATTTGGATTCATAGTAAGGCCTTGCATGGTATCAGCTGCCGCTCTACCTTCTCCCATAGCTATTAAAGAGTCTTCATCTCTAAACGCATTAGCTGTACCCTCTACTATTCTAGGTTTTATTGCTTTGTCAAAAAAATTCTTTTGGGCTAACCCAACAGCTGCGCTTGCCTTATCAGTTTCACTTGCTTGGTAGTCTGATTTTTTTGGTTTACTCATTCTACTTTTCTCCTATAAACTCTTGTATCTAAATCCCAACCTCTAGCTATTGCATAAGGTTCTAATTCGGGTACATGTGACTGAGCTTCTATGTACTTACACCCGGAGCTTTTAGCTAGCTTATTAATCCAATCTTCATGGGCTAGCCATTCTCCACTGCCTTTACTGTAAGTATACGCTATCCACATATACAATGTCTTGTCTTTTGTGTACCTATCGGTTTCGGTAGTAAGTACTAAAAACCCGACTGGAGAGGTAAATAAAAACGCTCTTTCATTTACACACTCACTATAAACATCTTCTGGGATAAAGGTTAGACTGAGATTGTCTGCTAATATACTTTCTAAACCTGGTTTTACAATGTTCCACGTGGAACGTATATCAGTAAGTACCGGTTCAACAAAGACATTAGTAGTCGATCTCCTTTCCATATCTTCCATAGCGCCTCCTTGGCTTACCTATTCCTTTGTATTTTACTGTTCGTTTTACGCCCAGATCCCCGCCTCTTGCACGAAGCTCTGCTTGCATAATTTCCATATTAAACTGTGCTAAATATTCTCTAGCTGCACCTACATCAGTCCATTCTCTGTTTGGCATGCGAAGTAGCCTGTATAAAGTGCCATATATTAAAGCATCTCTATATTGATTAGATATTGTAGTATCAATGTTGTTTGAAGTTCTAGATGGTTTTAAAGCTACGCTAGCTAAAACTGGTTCGGAACCACTTGGTACTGGTACTAGCCAAAACGTGCTTGGTGTTTTTTGTAAGTATACGTGCGGCTGTCCAGTGCGTTCTCTCCAGTCAGGGTAGTTTAGATCTAAACTACGTGGGCTTATTGGATCCATGTCTCTACCGTTGTACGACATTAATAGTACTTGATGCACTTCTGTGCCAGTAGGTATATCAAAATCGTATTCGTAAACACCTGAAATGGTGTTAAATGCGTCCATGTCTAATATATATGCTTTAGAACGTTCGCAAAATTCTATAGTAGCCGAACGTAAGTTAGCCTCAACTAGACTGTCGGGGCAAAAAGGAACGTAAGGTAAAACTTCTTTTACTAAAGAAGAGTAACTTGCCATTTTAGCCTCCTTGTCTTGGTGCTGCTACGGGCGGTAGGTTTGGAGCTGCTCCTATATTACTAGTTCTATCATTGTTCGGGCTTAGTAGCTCCTGGGCTTGTGAACCTTGTCCGACACAATTTAAGAACAGTTGGTAATGAGACTGGGCTCTTTGTGCATTACCTGCGTATTCAGAATCTTTTTGGTAAGCTCTAAATAGAACATAATCTATTATGCCGTTTGCATAAATATCATCTACTGAAATAGTTGCACTACCGTTAGCTAAGTCTGTTGGAGAAGCTGAATAAACAATTTCTACAAACGCGTTACCTGCTACACCTGGGTACACATAGTAGTTTCTTGGGTCATCTTCATCAAAAATGTAATGTTTAATTACTGTAGTATGGGCTGCATCCCCACCAACACTTGGATCATGCCAGTCGGGTTCTTGTGTGTTTAATATATCAACATTAACAATCCTAACTGATCTTTTACCAGTAGCACTTCCGCTAGCTGCGGACATATTTCTTACTACTTTAATTAATCTTAGTCCTGCGCTAGGCAGAGTTTGTTTTGTGCCAGTTACGAGTTGTACATTGGCTGTAGTAGCTGAAGACTCGGGTCTAAAGTTTACAATTTCTCTTTGGCCATCGTTTATATACCTGATTAATTCAGCTTCAGGCCACCTAACGCTGGTGGTGTCTTGTAGGATATCTTTAATCCTGCTTGATATATTACTACCTGTAAGTGTCCCGGCCATAATTCATCCTCTATTGTGCAGCTTCTAGTTCTGCAATTAAATCTGTTTTTTTCTTGCGTCTGTCAAGTTCAATGCCTAGGGTGCGTCCATGTTCTTCTAGTTGCGCCTTTGTCATCGCTTCTAAATCTACTGAAGGTGTAGTTGCTTCTATAACTTTGTCTAAAATTTCTACAGCTTCTTCTATGACGGGTTCTGCTTTAGCAGTTTTTGCGCCATCTTTTACTTCTGTGCATCCTGCTTGTAAACATAACAATCCTAAATCATTTGCTACTTGTTTTGGTTCATTTGCAATTAAATATACACTTGCACCCCAAGTAGAAGCTACTGATTTGTCTTCATTTGATACTATCCACATAATTTTTACTCCTTAAATATGGGTGACTAACATTAGCCACCCATAAAATATACCACAATTAATAAGCTACATCTAATCTTATTACACCAAAGTCTTCAGTCTGTCCTGTGTGGTCAGAATGATAAACTGGCTTTTTAAGACCGAATATTTTACCAATTGAAATACCGTTCTGGTTTCCATAGTCAAATGTGTCTTCAACTATTTCTGGAATACCGATATCAGCCATTGCTAGTGCTTGTGCACCTGCGAAGATACATGCAGAACCATTGACATTAGCGTCAGCTCCCCATTTGTACCCAGCTGAACCAGCATTTGATGATGTTCCAGTAGTAGCTCCGTTTGTGTTAAACACGTGTCTGAACTCATGGATCATAACTCCGTCAACCATTAGGCTTGAAGAACCTGAGAACAAGCTTGAGCTTGGTCCTCTTACTCCAGCTTGTCTTACGTTAGCAAGGAAGTCTGAATCAAGTTTTAGGTCCGCCATTACTTGTGGAGTAACAAATAGATGGAACATCTCTTCGTTTCCTGCACCTCTTAGGCCTCTGATGTATTGGTCTTTAGCGTAAGCTTTTAGATCAACAATAGCGCCATAGCTTAGTTTGTCAGCTGCAGCAGTTGCAGTAACATCACCGGCTACGATACCATTAGTAGCATCAAATCTTCTATGTCTATTAGAAGTTGGTGCTGTTACATCACTTGAGAACTCTAAGTCGTTTAGGTTTTGGCCTGAATTCATTGAAGGTCTTAAAGCTCCATTGTTTTTCAAGTTATACCCAACTCCTGTTAGAGTAAGGAATGCTAATTGGTCCATTCTGTCAGCCATTGCATAAGCAAGTGCATCTCTTGAATGTTCCCTAAAGTTTACAACAGATTTCTGGTCGTTCATTCTACCAGATAGCCTGTTAGCAAATCTTAGTTGGTCAATTTGCACGACTAAGTCGTACGCTCTTAGGGCCTCTTCATTACCTTCTAGAGTATTGTCACCAACGATACCATCACCAGTCATATCGGCTAAAAGTGTTAATACAGCTCTAGCTCCTTTTTCTGATTGAGTAAGTTCAGATATTCTCTGAACCATTGCGTTAGATCCGCTACCTGCGAATTGGTTAATG